GCTTGTAGAGCACCTTCCAGAACGTAATATGCGGATTTCCTGTGATATAGGCATCTTGGGCACCATAGGCAACGAGCTGTAAGAGACCTCCACCCATTTGTCTTTATACTTCGTGGGGATAAATTCTACTTCCATGCTGTCCGCGTTTTTCCCAGTGTTGAATACAAATGGCAATACATCGGACAAGACGCGTGAGGAAAAGCAAGGCAGGGGCATGGTCGCCTTTCACTATGCCGTTGGTAAAGGCCTCGGAAGAAGGCACTGCAACCTCACCTGCAGATCTTCGAGCGGAGGATAGACTGCTAAGACCCATTGGAAAAAAGGATGTCTCGAGGACTATCGGCGATGAACGGGATATCTTTACGGTATCAAATCCTATGACGAAAGGCAAACTGCCTCCTCCAAAGAAGGCGGCGGGTCGCAAGACCCGTCGCAACTCGCGCAAGGCGAAAAAGGTCTCACGGAGGAGATAATGAGAAGAAGTAGACTGACTCGAAAGTTTAATCGGTGTGTGAAGTCTGTCAAAAAGACGGTGAAGGCACGCAAGGGTTCAAACAAGGAATCGGCATCCATTGCGATTTGTACCAAGTCTGTATTACACAAGCGCGGACGGACAATGAAACGCTATACGCGCAAGAGACTGACAACACAAAAGAAGTTTCGGGGTGGTTCAAATCCGAATCCATATGAGATGGAAGACAAATGGTGGGATCACCTGAGGGAACTAGACGCAATTCTAAGGATCGACCCCCTTGATGATACCCGACTTGATACACTTCTTGATACCATTAATAACGATAACGATATCGTATTTGATACAAATATCGAACCTGCTCAACAACTTGCTATTCGTATGATCCAACTCGAATGCGTGGATTGTATTAGAACTCTCAAGGCAAAAGGAATGGGTTACAGTGATTTCCTAAACATGCACAGCGATGCAGAGGAAGCTGTTCAGAAACGCCTTGTCAGTCAAGATGTAACTCGTGAAGAAGTTCTCGGCTTACAAACCATGCTCGAGACAATGAAAACATTTCAAGAAGATATGATTAGAGATGTGTATGGTGTGTCTTCGTAAGAGCATCTTTTGCTGCCATTTGTTCTGCTTTCTTTCGTGTAGATCCTGAACCGAACGCAATTCGAGTTCCATCGGGATCGCAAACTACAACTTGAATTTCATTCTTCTTTGGGTCATTCGATAACATTTCGTAGACAGGAGTACACTTCTTCTCACGCTGATAATATTTTTGGAACAAGTCTTTATGATTCGTGGTCTCGTTGACTGCTTCTTCAATATCTAGGTATGCCTCCATCACAGAGGTTACAAAGGTATATACGACATGAAACCGATTTCCACAATCTGTCCACAATGCACCAATGAATGCTTCAAAGATGTCGCCTAATTTCTTGGTATTGTTACGTCCATTGATGGCAGCAGATTCTTCATTGTGGCGTGAAATCACATAGAACTTGTCCAGTCCAATCTTCTTGGACAACTGACCAATACATTCGTTATTCACCAATGTCTTACGTGCGTCAGTCAGAAATCCCTGCTTCTTCTCGGGGTACTTTTTGCGAAGATACGTTGCAACACAAACTCCCAAGACCGAATCTCCTTCAAACTCCAAACATTCGTAGGATTCATCTTGAAGAGGCATCACACCGGAAGGACACGGAGCAAGTTGTGCAACCTCACCATCCGGAGTCGTATATTCCAACCGTCGCACGTAGGTTGTATGGACCATTGCGGTTTGAAACACGCGTGGGTTGCTCACTCTGTAGTGAGGCAATCCATGCTTGTGGAGAATTTTATGAATGTCTCTTTCCGTAAAGAACCGATTGGACGGGTTATACGGACAATACAATTCCATTCCTTTTCTTTTCGTTAGTTATGTTTGTTCCGTTTTAATAGTATTGCGGGAAGGTCATGCGCAGACCCGTGTAGACGGCACCAAAGACAACGGCGTGGGTTACGACCTGCACAATGTGGGACTGGCCAGGCGGCAGGGACAGCAGCACGCCAGGGGACAGAAGGACGAACAGAACGACGGGGACAAGAACGTTTAGATCCATGGTTTGTATATACTGATTTAAAAATATCTTGCGAACATTTCATAACTTAATGGTCAAACCTTTGGTAAATCTCACTGCTCGTGTTGTATGTCTCCATAGAGAGATGACTCCGTTGATTTCTCGACTTCACTCAGGATTTATGGTCGAAAGAAGTCTTCAAGCAGTTGAAGCAGACATTGAAAAAATGCAAGAGATGTTACGTGAACTACGGCAAACGCTCATAGCACCCATCAAAACGGATTCAAACACTTCAATACCCTTAAAGTAACCCCACTCAAAATGAATTTCCCAATCACACTCGACAAGTTGGCGCAGATGACGCAAGACATACGTCGTAGTCGCGAAGAAGACATGAGAACCGTTGTGTATACGGGTGTAGCAAACCCAGAAACCATTCTCTACCAATTGCAGCAGGATTTGAAGGACAGCATCGACAAGAACGATAGGCGCACGGAGTTCTCATATACTTTGGTGTCTTACTACCGCATCTTTGAACGATATGGAAAAGATGATGTTCTAAAGTTGATGTCTCGGATGGCAACGCAGTACGTTTACGATTCCTTCCCTGCTGCCACCATTTCCATTGATGTTGATCATGATACTGTCAGCATTCTTCTACACTTTACTCTTCCGTGGCTTTCAGATCAAACGAGTAGTCGTCAACCACAAGAGTAGGTTCATGGCGACGTACAATCTCCCGAAACACATCTTCGCCATGTTCAGGGAGAATGTCCTTGAGATACAACTCCAGTTGCTTCTTCGATAGAGTCCATCCCTTTTTCCATTCACCGGGTTTCTTCACTAGAAACATCATTTTGGACCTGTGAAGATCAATCTTCTCGGGAAGAGGTTCCTTGATTCTCGACTCATTGTATGCTGCTGCCAAATCCATCTCAACCTCTTGGCGATGCTCGCGCAACTCTTTTGCTTGAGCATTGACTTCGACCAACTGCTTGCTGACTTCCAGATACCGAGACAGGATAGGCTTCAGAGATTCCATTCTATAGTGTCTCGAGATACGGATTAAAAGTGTCCGTTTTGAACAAGAGGGATGTCGGTATTTGACGACGAAGAAATTGAAAGACTTCGCCAAGTGTACAACAAAGAACATCCAAAGGAAACTCCTATTTCCAAAAGCAGTACTGAATCTACGTGGAAGGAACTGCAGGTTCGTTTGCGAGACAAGTGTCATACAGGAAGAGCAGAATGCATTCTTGCGAGTTTGTTGCGCAGACCCAAAGCACCCAAAGAATGGGCATTAAACCGGTACGAATGGTTGTCATCGGATGACATTGATGCAATCGAAAAGAACTATGTGGATGTGTTTGCCGATTATTTCTATGTCGCGACTGTTCCGATTGATTTTGACTTGAAATCAGAAACTCAAAAATGCATTGTCTCTGCTCTCTGTTCATTGAAACTCAAAGATGTCTACGACAAGGGAAAACACCGTATCGGAATTGTGATTAATACCGATCCACATGATGGGCCAGGACAACACTGGGTTGCTGTCTTTTGTGATGTTCGTCCCGAATTGGAATATCCTCGTGTTACCTATTTTGATTCGTATGCCAACAAGCCTGAACCTGAAATCAAAATTCTGATGAAACGTTGGAAGGAACAATGGGACAAAACAGGAATCCACAAACAGGGAATGAAAATGACATACAACAAGACACGGCACCAGTACAAGGATTCCGAGTGTGGTATGTACTGTTTGTATTTTCACTATGCATGTTTGATGAACTTGCCCATGGATGAACGTATTCCGGATGACGTTATAAATGCTTTTCGTAACTTGCTGTTTAAGATGTGATAACCGCAGAAAATAGAATCATCCTCAAAAGAATAATGGAGTGGCTTGTTGCCATACTTTTGTTACTGCTCATCGGATACCTGTTGTTTGATACCAAACTCGGAGAGACGCCTATACTAACCTCTCGCAAAAGACTCTGCGACTATTATGTACCCGGTGCTGTCTTTGAAGACATTCCCACTGCACTTGCTCGTGGCGTACGCTTGTTGGAGGTTCACGTGTACTCAGATGAGCAAGATCATCCGGTAGTTGCTCTTCATCCGCAGAATGATGGATATGACTATGCATTGGAGAATATCACATTTGAACAGGTCTGTGTACTGATTGCAAATGATGCCTTCCCATCCAATGATCCGTTTATTCTATCCATCGTACCTCATACGGAAAAGACCATCACAATCAATCGTGCTGCAGAACATCTGAAGACAACTGTGCGGAGACGATTGGTTACAACAACCAAGAATGTAGCAACAATGCCAATTGATTCACTCAAAGGAAAAGTGATTATCGTCTCGGGTGGAAATGCAAAGGGAACAGAACTGGAAGATCTAGTGAATCTCTCTTGGGATGAATCTACTCTTCGCCGCTTGACCTATCAGCAGGCACTGCATCCTCGCG